ACATACCGCCTACAGTATTTCACCACCTATGCTGACTTGGGTGCGCCCAATGTCACATCTATTCTGAAGCGCATTGCTGTGGTGGTGATTGGTGGTTCAAGCCAAGGCTTCATCATCAAGTGGGGATATGACTTCACTGGGCAGTATTACTCCACTACATTGCAAATTCCTCAGTCTACTGTGTCTGAATATGGGACTGCTGAGTATGGGGCAAATGGTGTTCCTGTTGCCTACTACTCAGATGGCATTTCTTTGCAGACATTGATTGGTCAAACATCAGGTTCTGGCAAGACTGTGCAGACGGGTTATGAAGTGCAGATCAATGGGTATCCTGTGAGCATTCAAAAGATTGAGATTCAAGCCAAGAATGGCAAACTGGTTTAAGGAAGAAACATGGCAAATTACACCAAAACCACCAACTTTGCGGCTAAAGATGCTTTGTCGCCAGGGAATGCAAGCAAGGTTGTCAAGGGAACTGAGATTGATACTGAGTTCACCAACATTCAGACTGCCATTGCAACCAAGGCAGATGGAACCTTCACAAACTTCAGCTTTGTTGAGAGTGGGTCTAATCTACTTATTCGTCACTCAGGGACTGATGTAATGAAGATTGACAGTTCTGGGAATCTGACTGTGCTGGGCAACATCGTGGCTAACGGCACTGTGTAATGGAAATCAAACCATTTTATTCTGGTAGGGCGTACTACGATATCACCGCAGATGATGGTGAGAAGTATGTATTTGTCCCTCAAGAATTTGTAGAAAAAGGCTTTGTGCAAGATGGACAACAATTTTATGACCCTGGATTCTTAACTTCTGACGCATTGAGTGCGGCATCTGCCTTTACTCTGCCAAGCGATTCTTCTTTAACAGATGCAGCAAAGTCAATTTACAAAGAGCCAACAAAAGGGCTTGTTTGGAAGGCAGATGATTTTAAAAAAATAAACTCAAATGATTTTACATTCCTATATTATCAGCCAAGTGAGAGATATGGGCCAATCAAAGGATATACATTAAAAGATGGTGTCCCATATTATGTACAAGAGCCTGAGCCTGGAACAACCTATACCTTATTAGATAAAAGTGGAGGAAGCACCTCTACAACTATAACTGTAACTCCAGGTCGCTCTGGTGGCGGTGGATTTTTTGCTCAACTTGGCAGAGATATATTAAGTGCTGGGCCAATTGTGCCGTTTGCATTAGATGTTGGTGGAGCGTTAGTTGGTTTGCCTGGGATTGGTACTGCTGTTGCCCTTGGTACTGCTGGAGGTCTTGCCGCAACTGGTCAACCACAAGCGGCACTTAACTATGGTGCAGCAGCACTTGCTGGTCAGTTAGGCGTTGGCTCTACTGTTGCTGGTGCAACTGGTTCTGCTCTTGCTGGTCAAGTTGCTCAAGGGACTACTGCTGGTTTGCTTACTGGAAAGAATCCAGAAGATGCACTTAAGGGTGGAGTTGTTGGTGCTGGCGCTGGCCTTGCTGGAAGCACTGTTGCCGGAGAAACTGGTTCTGCTGTTGCAGGACAAGTAGCCGCAGGAACTACTGCTGGCTTGCTTACTGGTAAAACTGCTGAACAGTCATTGGCTCAAGGCGTTAGCAACATAAAGTTGGATTCTCTTATTCCAGATTCTGGAGTAACAGTTGCCAATGAAGCACAGGTCAATGCTGGTCAGACAGCCTTGCAAGATAGCTTGGCTCCCTTTCTAAAAGATACGACTGCATCAGCATTTGATACAAAAGACATTATTGATGACAATTCTGGGTTTAGCACAACAACAACTGCACCAATAACAATAAATTCAGGAGTAATAAATCCTGCACAAACTGTTGCAAATGTTGTTGGAACAGACGCAACCAAGATAGACACCACACAAACTACTGTAAATACTGGAGTAAAAACCATGGGTGATGAAGTAATTGATTATGAAGGCGCTGGAATGTCTGCTAGTCTGAGTGAATACTTGGCAGACCCAGAGGGCGCTACCATGTATGCTGGCATTCAACAAGCGTTAAATTTAGACCCAGAAGGTGCGGCAATGTCTGCGGGTTTAAGTCAGGCTATCCAAGATTACTCAACAGGAACTGGACTAGCAGTTAAGGATGTTGTTAAATTCTTTAAAGATAATCCTAATCTTGCCAAAGCTGCAACCAGTGTGATTTCTGGTGGTGTTGGCTTGTTTGGCACTAAGCTGGCTACTGACACTGCTAGAGAAGCAGCTAGAGTTGCCGCTGAAGCACAGAAGTTCAAGCCTGTTGGCGTAACCACTAGGTTTGGAACGACAGATTATAAATACGATGCTGACAACAATCTTGTTAGTGCTGGTTATACGCTGACCCCAGATTTGAAGGCAATCCAAGACAAGTTAATGTCTGGTGCAACTCTGAGTCTTGATGAGGCAAAGAAGGTTGCAGACCTGTATGACCCACTAAAGAAGGCATCTACAAGCCTGTTTGACTTGGGTACATCTTATCTTGCCAAAACACCAGAGCAAGTTGCCTCTGACTACATGGCAAAGCAACAAGACTTGTTGGCTCCTAGCCGTGAGCGTCAAATGTCTCAGTTGCAGAACACTTTGTTCCAGCAAGGTCGTGGTGGCTTGTCTGTTGGCGCAACCAGTGCCCGTCCTAGTGGCGCTAGAGGTCTTGGTGCAACCACTCCTGAGATGGAAGCCTACTACAACGCATTGGCTCAACAAGATGCTACTTTGGCGGCAGGGGCACAGCAAGCAGGTCAACAGAGTGTTCTGTTTGGCAAAGGGTTGCTTGGTGCTGGTGGTGAGTTCCTTGGCAAGTACACTGCTGGTCAAGCTGGAGCCTATGATCCATTCAAGACTCTGCTGAGTACTGCTGGCGCTGTCGAATCAATGGGTGCTGGTGCATTGGATGTGGGTACTGCACTGGGTGGTAGGACTACTACTGCGGCAACCAATGCGGCAAGAACTTTGTTGCCAACCTCATCTGTTAACCCATATAGTTCGTTGTTTACGAGTCTTGCAGATGATCCACAATTTAAAGCGGCAGTTCAATCGTTTTTAACTGGCGGTTAAGCCATAAAGGAAATAATCATGGCAGACATTGTTCCAACTTTATTTGGTTTATCTCCTGAGTTGTACCAAGAGCAACGGGATCAGATGGCTCGTCAACGGGCTATGCAATTGGCAAGAATGGCTCCTCTTGAGCAAGCATCCTATGGTGCTGCTAGGGCTGGTCAGCAATTGGGTGGTGCATTTGCCTCTGCAATGGGTGTAGAAGACCCTCAGATGCGTCTAATTAGCCAACGCAACGCTTTGGCACGACAATTTGATGTAAGCACTCCAGAGGGTCTTGCTCGATATGGACAGGCTTTGCAACAGGGTGGAGATACTGCTGGAGCATTAGAGGCTATAGGAATGAGTCGGAAAATGACTCAAGAAATGGCTTTAACTGGTCAAAGACAAGCCGCAGAAAGATCATCGTTGGCTACTGCTGCTAAGACAGAATTGTCTATTGAGCAAGAAAACAAACTGCGTAATGAGTTGTCTCAATTACCACCAGATGCAACACAAGAGCAAGTTCTTGGTGTAATAACCAAGTATGGTTCTCCAGACAAGATTCTTGCTGTATTGCAAGGTACTGCTGACAAAGCCGCCGCTAACCAAGCCAGAATTGATGCGGTTAATTCGGCTAATCAAGCAAAAATTGATGCGGCTAAAATTGCGGCTGATGCAAAAATTGAAGCGGCTGAAAAGGCTGGCGCTACTGCTTTGCAAATTGCTCAGTTGAGAGCAGATAATGCAAGAGAAGTGAGGCAGTTAGCAGCATCTCTTAAAGGTCCAAAAGTACTTGCTCCTTCATTGCAAAAAGAAGAAGACAAAGAACTTGAGTTGGTTGACTCTTTGGCAGCAAGGGAGACTTCATTGGCTCCTGCCATTGCATCTTTGACTATTGATCCAAAGACTAATAAAGCGCCATTAGAGTTAGGGCCGCTTAATAACGCAAAATATTTGGCTCAAAATGCTGCTGGAAGGTCTACTGATGAAAGTAGAGCATACGCATCTTTGCAAAGGGCCGTTCAAGAAGCAACCAACCTTAAAACAGATGCCGCTAAAGGCGTTCAAACTGACAAGGATGTGTTGCGCTTTGCAAATGAACTTATTGCTGCTTTTGGTGGGAATGATACAAAAACAAGTTTAGAGGCGTTAAGTAACTTTGTTAAAGCAACAGGAAAGGCTAAAGAAAATGCTCAGAAGCGCATTGATAGTCGCCGCAGATCACAGGGCGTAGAGCCGTATTACGGCCCTGCTGCTGGTACTGCACAAAACCCAATCAAACTGGATTAAAGGTAAGCATCATGCCGACTGTTTATGAATACAAGGGCGTATCCTACGAATTGCCTGATGGCTTATCTAATGAGGCTGCACTAGCCAAGATTAAAGCGAGTTTAGGTGGTGAACCTTCTGCTCAACCAACTCAAGAGCCTCAAGTTCCTGCTGAGACAAGGACAGAACCTTCTATTGCTCAACAATTGGCAAGACAAGCTGGTTTGGCTGGTAGGGCAGTCTATGAAGGTTTTACCGCCCCTGCAACCACTGTTCTTGAAGGCGTAAAAGGCGCTTATAACTTGGGTTCTGCATTGCTTGGTTCTGAGAGTCGGATGCCAAGTGCAGCAAGAGCACAAAGCCAAATGCTCACGCAAGCTGGTGTGCCAGAGCCAGAAACAATGGCAGAACGGGCGGCACAAGCTGGTATGCAAGGTTTAGTTGGTGGTGCTACTGCGGCAAAAGCATTGCCTGGAACTATTTTTGGTCAAGATTTGGTTCGTCAGTTACCAGCTACCGCAGTTGCTCCAGCAGTTGCTCAACCAACCGCAGAATTAACAAAAGAAATAACTGGAAGCGACTTAGCGGCTACTGTTGCTGGAATTGGAGTTGGAGTGCTTGCTGGCTCTGGTGCAGCTAATTTTGCTGGGAAACTTGCAGAAGGCAAACAACCTGTTTTGACAATGCAAGATGTCAAACAACGGGCTGGTAGAGCCTACACAAAGGTTGATGACTTAGGCATTGTTTTGTCAGACCAAGGCGCAAAAGACTTGCTTGGCAAAGTCTCTACTGACTTAAATGCAGCCAGATATTTACCAGAAAATGCTCCTGCTGTCCAAACAGTTTTGAACAAATACGAGTCGATTGTTGGCAAAGGTAATGTGTCGTTTAATGATGTTGACCAAATGCGTCAACTTGCTGGTGATTTACTTAAAAGTTCAGATAAGAATATATACAGACTTGGGAAGCAAATGACATCATCTATTGATGATTATGTTGCAAACCTGAGTCCAAAAAATATTGTTGCTGGACAAGGCGGCATTGATGAAGCAGTTAAAACCATTATGTCAGCTAGAAAAGACTGGAGAAATCTAAGTCGAGCAACCACATTGGATGACATCTTGAACATTGCAGATGCAAGGGCGCTTGATCCAAAGGCATCTGAGAGCGAGTTGGTTCGCCGTGGATTTATTAACTTAGTTGCCAACAAAGAAAAGTTTGGTTTGTTTAGTAAAGATGAGCAAGCGGTGATTCGCAAGGTTGCCAGTGGTGGTAATTTAGACGCTGTTCTTTCATTTGTTGCTAGATTTAACCCAGAACGCAGTCAACTTATTGCTGGTGGAGTGGTTGGGTCTGGTGTTGCAAGTACTGAAAGTCTGAAATACACAGTACCAATTGCTGTCGCAGGATTTACTGCCGACAAAGTGCAAGCACGACTGCGCCAACAAGCTGCACAACAGGCAATGTCTGGGCTTCTTTCTGGGACAACGCCATCTCCTACTCAATCAATGAATTGGAGAGGTTTAATGAGTGGTGCAACAAACCCGCCTTTCGTTGAGTAAACAAGGGGCACAAAATTGATCCTCTCACCCTTCTGGCGATGGCAAATGGCTGTGTCGCAGCTATTCGCAAAGGCTGTGAACTCTATAAAGAGGTCAAGGGAACTGTTGCCGCAGCCCAGAAGACTGTTAAAGAG